CTTACATGAAAGATACGGATGCCGATTTTCTTAAGCGCAAGAATGTGTTCTGCGAACACACAGGACACGTTATGGGCGCGTTGGATGAAGATTCGATATTTAAGAGTCTCCATTCCAATTTGAAGTCCAAGGCTAATACCAAGGAGAAGCTTGCAGCCGACAATATTGATGGAGCGCTTCGTGAATGGTTCAATCATGGTGAAGTCAAGTATGAGCAGAGACGTGCACAGATGAAGGAAGTAGCGCAATTGGCTGGTATTTCACATATGTGTACTTTACTGGACGACACATATTTCGATAGAGTTGAACATTGGAAAGATCGGTACATTCGTGGTATTGAACCCGACGATTGCAAAGTAGAAAATGAGGAATTATACACTAAGCAATCTGGCGAAATTCCACCTCCACTGATCTTGGACGATACTGGGAACATTTCGGACACAGATTCCGAGGATGACCATGCAATTTTCATTTCATTGCGTCAAGCAGCTTTGATGAATGAAATAGATGATGTTATGGACATTTTGGAGTCGGTTATTGCCGCATCTGGTCCCCAGGAGAATGAAGAACGGTTGCCAGCCATCGTTGCACGCGAAGTTTTACGTGATTTTAGCGAACTTACGGAGTCGCCAGAATTGACTGATATGAGGGAATTATTGCAAATTATTTTGATGTGGCAAGAAGAACTACCCATGCGGTTCATGTTTTCTAGTCATATTGAAGTAATCATGGCAGTTGCATCTATGTGGTTGTTACACACAGTGCAGCGGCAATGGGCACATTCTCAATCACTTATCACAGCCGTAGCAGCATATTGTGGGGAAGAATATTACGTGCTTTCATTTGATCAGCATTGTAATGGGAGTACAGGTTTCTTTCCAGGTGAGCAGTATTTGCTGTTAGGCTTCCCATTAGTGATATATATCAATTATTTGCTACAGAAGCGCCAACTTCGTATCAATATTCCAACTTGGCGATGGTACCATCCCATTATTGTATTTAATTTGGTAAATTTTGGAGGATTACGCTGGTTGTTTTGGGACTGGGCATATCAATTTGTGTGCTGTCAGTTCCTCATCGCAGGCGTGCGATTTATTTACCATGCGGTTAATGATGAAGAGGAGGCCTTCGTCAAAGAATTGTTCGGGCTCGCATAAGAGCGTCCCTCTGGATGGACCTATCCGTCTATGTTAATAAAAATAGGTGTGTGTATATGGATACCGTAGTGTACATATAGTCGTCTACCGTGAACTTAGAATGTATATTATAGGCTTTGCACATATAGGCCGGCCCTCGTGTCGAACCCCTATTTAGGGGAGAAGTTAGCCGCTTCAACAATCACCGTAGACAGTCACATTGATTGATCCATCATGTGACATGTATATATTTGGATTACTTCACGTTTTAATGTTAGAATTAATGAAAATAATTTAGAGCAAACGCATCAAATTGTAAGTTTTGACGATCAGCAGGCTGATTGGAGTTACACTGTCGGGTCAGAACCCGATAGTACATTTCACACAGCCGATACTCGG